ACGAACACATGATTTATCAACTCAATGCCCGCGATGAAATCATCGAGCAGTTCCTGGAGGACGTTCTCTAATGTTTACCAACCGTGTAAGACAGGCCATTGCGGCCACCCTCCAAGGCCTGCCGTTGTCCGCGACCGTAGAGGAATTTACCCCGCCGAAGATTGAATTCGACATGGAGCCCATGTCCGGTGGGCGCTTTATCGCCGAAGAAATGGCCAAGAGCGGCAAGGTGCTCGGCGCCACGCTAGTGCTGCAAGGCGCCGGCCCGGAAATCATGCTGGCGCTGGGCGTGCGTCTGGGTGACGACATTCTGTTGAACGTGCGCGAAGCCGGCCAGGACCAGGACGGCAAGACCTACTTCACCTACCACACCGTCGGCGGCAAGCTCAAATCCCTGGCCGAGGCGAAGCTGAAGATGGGCGACAAGGCCACCACCACCCTGGAATTGTCCTGCCGCACCTACAACCGCCTGGAAAACGGTATTTCGGTGATCGACATCGACGTGCGCACCCAGAAGTTCGTTCTCAACGGCGTCGACATTCTGGGCGACGCCCGCCGTGCCGTGCTGATGCCTTAAGCCCACCGGGGCGGGCCTGCTCGCCCCATTACTCCATCAAGGAATTGCCCCATGGCCTGGATGCCACCGCTGCACTGCCTGCTGTCCCCGATCAGCGCCGATACCGGCGTGACGATCGAGCAGGTGCAACTCAAGCCGCTGTACTACGCCGCGCAAAAAGACGCGCTGGCCCGGGCCGGTGATGACGAGGACGACCAGTTCTTCGAGCTGGCGAAACTCGCCACCGGCCTGTCGGAAAAAGAACTCGATCAACTCAAACGCCCGGACTACGTGACCATCGCCCAATACGTACATGAGATGTCGACACGTCCTGCATCGTTCTTCCTGGGCGAACAGCAGGAAACCGCCCACGACCAGCCGGTGCAGCTGCTGTTGCCCCTCGACGCTGCCGGCCGCACCCTTACCGAACTGCCCCTGGAAATGCCTGCCCTGCGCGCCACCAAGGTGATGAAAAAACTCGCCACCAACAAACAGCGCGCCGAGTTCATCACGGCTCACTGCACCGGTCTGATGATTCCCGATCTCGCCGGCCTGACCGTGCCCGATTGGACCGAATTGCAGGAGCGCATCGACGATTTTTTAAATCAACCGGCGGCCTTCTTTCGCAACGCGACATCGAAGTGATCCTCGATGTGGTGCCGCTGGTTTATTCAGTAAACGAAGCGGAGATCCTCGACTGGGACGCCGCTAAAGCATTGCGCCGCTACGACATCGCGATCACTCGCCTTGGCGTTAAACAGGAGTAGAGCGGGATGCAAGAGACTAGATATGGGATACGGCTCGCCCAGGAAGACTTCCGCTGGATGCTCGGCGAAGCGGATCTCGGCAACGTATTGGCGCCGTTTTCCAAGAGCGCGGTGGCACCTGTAAGCCTGGAGGCTTCTTCGCAGCCGCAGCTGGCGTTGCGCTCTGCGCTGTACACGCTCAGCGTGGATATCAACGCGTTGACCCAGGAGCAAGTGCTGCTGCGCGAGACGTTGGAGACGCTCAACAGTACGTTGTTTATCAGCAGCGATTCTTTATCGCCTAAAAGTGCCAATACGCAAACAAGCGCGTTGAAAGAGGAGTCGACTGGCCCAGTGCCTGCTGCTGACAAATCCGCCGGGGATGAATTGTTGGATACGGCCAGGGACAAGATTGTTGAAAAACTGATTGATCTGGTTTTCGACGGGGCTGTAAAGCAGGTCAAAGGCCGCAAAAAAAACAGCAGGCCCAAGGCACCACTTTCTGGTCCTCCTCAAACACAAAGCCTTATTCCGGGCGGCTCGCAACAGGGTGTCCATGCAGGGGCGCCGTCGCAGGGCTTTCAATTCTTTGCCGGTGCCAGAAGCCCCGCGCCCGCCCCGCCAAGCGTTGCCAGCAGCGCGCTTAAAGATGCCCTCGCAAAACTCGAATCCGTTGGTATTCGGCGGCTCGCGCCATTGAGAACGGCAGAAGCTGCGGTGGACGTCATCCAGGGCGTAAGCAACGGCGATTCACATGCCGTCGCCGGGGGCCTGAGCACTGCAGGCGGTGCCTGGGCAGGTGCCTCCGCCGGAGCAGCCATCGGCACCCTTGTTCTCCCCGGCGTCGGCACCGCGGTCGGCGGCGTAATCGGTGGCCTGCTGGGCAGTGAGGCCGGCGCCTGGATGGGTGACAAACTGTTCGGCTCGCCTGACCGCCTGCCTGCACCCAATGCGGTCAGCAAGGAGCTCAACAGTGCGCGCGCAGACAGCGTGCAGGTCAGCATCGCCCCGAGCATCCAGATCACTGGCGTAAACCCGGCCGACGCCCAGTTGGTGGTCAATCAAGTGATCCAGGCGTTGCAATTCCAATGCATGCCGATGGTTACGGATTCCCTTGGACTGCGTCGTAACGCAGCACTGGCCGATCCTTCTGGAGGTGATTGATGCGACAGCAAATGGTACTGGGTGACTTTATTTTTGGCTTGTCCCGAGGGTTTGCGTATTCCTCGTTGGTGCGAACCAATGACGGCGGCTGGAGCGACCTGGCGATAATTGCCAGCAAGCCTCAGTCGCGGCAGAGCGGTCAGAAGCTGGAAAAACTCACCTTTGCCGGCACGGCCATGTACGGCGTCGGCATGCAGCGATTGGACGAATTGCGCGCGCTGCAAAATGTGCGAGTGCCGCTGCCCCTGGTCGATGGCATTGGCCGTAACTGGGGGTTGTGGCGGATCAATTCGGTGGTGGAAACCCAGAGTAAGGTCATCGATGACGGCACCGCGATGGTCATGGCCTGGACCCTTGAACTGGAGGAGTTCGTCAATGCGTAGAGTGCGAAGTATTGCTGGTGATTCGGTCAACCTGCTGCTCTACCGCGAATTGGGCCGTTGCGATGACGCGGCGGAAGAAACCCTCTGGCACTTGAATCCCGAGCTCGCCGAATACGGGCCGGTACTGCCGGCCGGCGTGTGGGTCGTCGTTCCGGAAATGCAATTGCGGCCGGGTGCGGTACGACCTGTTTTGGCCTGGGACTAAGGAGGCTGCATGGCACAGGGATTCACGCCAATAGTAGAGTTTTACGGCGCCAACGCGGCGCTGCTCAATCAACGCCTGATGCACTGGCGCCACACCGACGCTGCCGGTATTCAGGCCGACCGGCTGGAGCTGACCCTCAATATCGAAGGGCTGGAAGGCCTGCCCAGCCTGAGCGGCAAGATCGGTTTGCGCGTCGGTTATCTGGAATCGGGGTTGGTGGAAAAAGGCGAGTTCGTCATCAATCAACGAACCCCCGTGCTGTTTCCCATGCGCTTGACGATCGTGGCCACGGCAGCACCCTTCAGCAGGGTGGACGCGAGCGGCTATCGCCAGCGCCGATCCGCCAGTTACGGGCCTACGACGTTGGGGGCTGTGTTCCGCCAACTGGTCAGTCGCCACGGTTACTCACCGCGTATGGCGCCGGCGCTGGACGCTATTGCGATTGCGCATATCGACCAGTCCAATGAAAGCGACATGGCGTTCATTACCCGCCTTGCCAAGCGCTACAGTGCGGTCGCCAAGCCGTTCAACGAGTTGTACGTGCTGGCGGAGGCCGGGAAGACCACCTCGCTTTCCGGCAAGCTGCTGCCGGAAGTCACATTGACTGTCACCCAAGACAACCGCCCAGGTGACCAGGCGTTTATCACCGCCACGCTCGACGAAACAACCCGCTCGAAATACATGGGGAGCCGCGTCACCTGGTGGGATGCCGCCGCCTGTAAGCAGCGGGTGGTTGAGGTCGGGATTGCCCCGTTCAAAACCCTGCGCCAACGCTGCCAGAACGAAGCCGAAGCCCGCGCTGTTGCAGAAGGTGAACTGCGCCGTGTGGGGCGTGAAGGTCTGAAACTGGTGATCGATTGCCCGGGTAACCCGTTGCTGGCCGCCGAAGGGCTGGTGCGGCTGGATGAGAGCTGGCCGTCCTACATGCAGGGGCGATGGTCGATGACGCAGGTGGTGCATGTTGGCGACCCGGTAACGGGGTATCGCAGCATGATTACGGCGGGTGGGTTGTCGGTGTAGACACTTTCAAGAGTAAAGCCAATGGTCATATCGCTGCCCCAACTGCTTGAAGTGATGCCTGGAGCCCGCCATAGAGCGGGCATTTTTTTAACCGCCTTAAATGCGGCGCTCATTCGCAGTGACATCAATACTGCGAAACGCGCTGCGGCATTCATCGCCCAGATCGCCCACGAATCCGGCGAGCTGCGTTACCTGCGCGAACTCGGCAGCGATCAGTACCTCGGCAAGTACGACACCGGCACCTTGGCCGCACGCCTGGGCAACACCCCCGAAGCCGATGGTGATGGCCAGAAGTACCGGGGCAGGGGGCTTATCCAGATCACCGGGCGTCGCAACTACCTGGTTTGCAGCCGAGCACTGTTTGGCGACGAACGCCTGCTGTGCCAACCTGAACTGCTGGAGCAGCCGCAATGGGCGTGTGAGTCCGCGGCCTGGTTCTGGCAGAGCAACGGGTTGAATGAACTCGCTGACAAGGACCAGTTCACCACCATCACTCGGCGCATTAATGGAGGGCTCAATGGGCTGGAGGATCGGCTGCGGCTATGGGAGCGGGCGAAGGCGGTGTTATGCACGTCCTAGGGGCGTGCCGCCTGGTCGGCGTCTGCCTGCTGCTGGCACTGGTCTGGCAGGTGCAGGCTTGGCGTTATGGCGCGCAACTTGAGCGACAATCGGCTGAGCAGTCTCAGGCGATTTTTCAGCTAAGCCAGGCGAACGTGCATCAACAACAGGCCGAACAGGCCAAACGGCAGGCCCTGGAGCAACAGCTCAATGCCAGTGATCAACAACATGCTCGGGAGTTGAGCGATGCGCAACGTAATCAAGCGGCTTTGCGTGACCGCCT